AACGTCGCGATCTTTAAGGGATTGGGCTGACGCGCCACGCAATCCGGATGGAACCTACAACGCGCAAACTTTAGTGCAGTGGTTCGTCAACCGAAGCGGAAGTGGCGACGGAGAATTCAACAATCAACGCGAACGACTTGCCGCCGCGCAAGCGGAAAAGGTCGAAGCGGAAAATCGGATTCGGCGTGGCGAACTTGTCGACGCGCATGAAGTCATCGCGCAGTGGCAGAGCGTGCTGTCAGCGATGCGCGCACGTTTGCTGTCAATGCCGTCGAAGCTAGGCCCACAGTTGGTCAGCAGAGACGATCCCGCGAAGATCGCGGCAATGATCAAAACGGAAGTGTATCAAGCCCTTGATGAACTCTCAGAATATCGCACAGCAGAGCCTAGTGATTCTGAAGCCACCGCCGACCCTGACGGTAAGCGCGTGGGCTGACAACTACCGCAAGCTCAGTAGCGAATCGTCAGCAGAGCCGGGGACTTGGCGCACCTCACGCGCAGAGTATCAGCGCGGGATCATGGACGCCTTGGCAGACGATGCGATTCGCGAAGTCTGGGTGATGAAGTCAGCGCAGGTGGGTTGGACGGAGATTCTTAACAACGTCATCGCCTACCACGTTCACCAAGACCCTGCACCAATGTTGTTAGTGCAGCCGACTCTTGAGATGGCAGAGGCGTGGAGCAAAGACCGCTTCGCGCCGATGGTGCGCGATACGCAAGCACTGACCGAACGCATCGCAGACCCTAAGTCCCGCGACAGCGGAAACACCCTGTTGCACAAGAAGTTCGCAGGCGGTCACCTAACGGTTGCAGGAGCGAACAGCCCCGCAGGGTTAGCTAGCCGCCCGATCAGGGTCGTGATGTTCGATGAGGTCGACCGCTACCCTAGTAGCGCAGGCACCGAAGGCGACCCGATCAGCTTGGGCCGCAAGCGCACGGCGACCTTTTGGAATCGCAAGATACTGGCAGGCAGCACGCCCACGATCAAAGGCGCAAGCCGGATCGAAGCGGGCTTTGAGACAGGTGATCAAAGATATTACTTTGTCCCCTGCCCACACTGCGATGAATACCAGCGGCTTGTGTGGTCGCAGGTCAAGTGGCCCGATGGGCAGCCAGATCTAGCGGAGTATGTCTGCGTGGCGTGCGGCTCTATCCTCACGGAAGCTGACAAGCCCGCGATGTTAAGCGCAGGCGAATGGCGTGCGTCACGACCTACGCAGGGCATCGCTAGCTTTCATATCTCTGAACTCTATAGCCCTTGGTCGACATGGGCTGAAATGGCAGTCGCCTTTGTGCAAGCAAAGCGATTCCCAGAAACGTTGCAAACGTGGATCAATACTAGCCTTGGCGAAACCTTTGAAGAGCGTGGTGAAACGGTGGAGGCGACGGGCCTAGCAACCCGCCGCGAACCGTTCAACGCACAGAGTATTCCCCAAGCGGTATTGATGTTGACCGCAGGTGTTGACGTTCAGGATGATCGACTAGAGGTCAGCGTAGTTGGCTTCGGTCGTGACGAAGAACTCTTTGTCATCGAACACGCGGTCTTAAGGGGCGACCCCGGTGGGCTACATCTGTGGAACGATCTTGATCAGTTCCTCAATCGAACCCGCCAAACCGATGATGGTCGAAACCTACTGATCGAAGCGACAGCCGTTGACTCTGGCGGTCACTTCACGCAGCAGGTTTACCAGTACGCAGCCAAGCGCAAAGCGCGGCGCATCTGGGCGATCAAAGGCGCAGGCGGCTTCGGTCGACTCATCTTTCCAAAGCGCGCAGGTCGCGCAGGGAAGACATCAGCGCAGGTGTTTATCATTGGCGTCGATACTGCGAAGGATGTGTTGTACGGCAGGCTAAAGAAGGTGGCAACGCCCGGCATGGGCTACGTTCACTTTTCTGCCACGCTTGATGAGCAATACTTTGATCAACTCACTGCGGAGACGCTGATCTATCGCATGGTGCAAGGTCGCCGCGTGCGATCCTATCGACCCAAATCAAGCGGGTCGCGTACCGAAGCGTTAGACTGTTTGGTCTATGCGTATGCCGCTTATATCGGTCGCAATGGCCCAATGATTCTGCCACACAGAACATTGGAGCCGCCGACACAAGAAGAGAAGCCACAGGAACCCGAAAGGCCGCGAATGCGACGGCCAGTGATGAGCCGACCGGGCGGCTGGGTCAACGGTTGGAGATGATATGGCAAATAAATTCGACAGCGTAAATTACCCAACCCGCAACCCACCACCTTGCAAGTCGGTGATCGCTGGGCGTGGAAGCGAACCGATCTAATCACCGACTACCCGTCCGCTAGCTATTCATTAAGCTATGTGGCGCGGAAAGAAATCACAGGCGAACGCATTGCGATTAGCACGACAGGGGGCAGCGATGGATATCTGGTCGAAGTTTCAAGCACTACGACAGCAGCTTATGCAGCAGGTCGATATCATTGGTACGCATATATCACGCGCACTTCAGATTCAGCCCGAATCGAAGTCGATAAAGGCTTCTTCGACGTCAAAGCGAACGCGGCGACCAGCTCCGAAGATCCGCGCAGCTTCGCGCAAGTCGCGCTTGACGCAATCGAAACGTACCTCAAAGACCCCAACAACCTAGCCGCTGCAAGCTACAGCATTGCAGGAAGATCGCTTTCGCGATGGAGTCGCTCCGAATTATTGGTGGAGCGTGAACGGTTGAAGGGTGAAGTGAACCGCGAACGGCAAGCGGAGAAAATTGCAAAAGGGCTAGGGACGAATAGCACCGTCCGTGTGAGGTTCACATGAGGCTTCGCGATCTATTCAAACGACAGCAGAAACCCACGCGACGTAGAGGCTTTGACGCGGCCAACACAGGCCGACTCTATAGCGACTGGTTAACGTGGACGAAGAGTGCCGACAGCGATATTCGCTGGGCATTGCGGGCAATGCGTGCGCGATCACGCGACCTTTGCCAAAACAATGATTACGCACGCCGATATCTGGATCTGGTATCCACCAACGTGGTCGGCCCGAAGGGCATCACGCTTCAGGTGCGTGCGCGTGAAAACAATGGAGTGTTAGATCAAGCTGCCAATCAATTGCTGGAAGATGCGTTCTATCAGTGGGGGCGGCCCGGCGTTTGTACGGTCGATGGCCGTCTGTCGTGGGTAGATACTCAGCGCGTCTTCATTGAAAGTGTCGCCCGCGATGGCGAATGTTTTGTCTTGTTTGTTGAAGATAACGGCAACCCGTATCGATTCCGCTTGCAGTTCATTGATCCTGACTTAGTCGATCAAGACAAGAACGAAGTGCTACCCAATGGCGGCCAGATCCGCATGGGCGTTGAGGTCGATGCAGGCAACCGACCCGTCGCCTACTGGATCAAGGCAAAGCATCCTGATGATTATCAGTTAGGCGCAAGCGCGTATGTGCAAGATCAGCGCATTCCGGCAAGCCGAATAATTCACGCTTTCCGGCCTGATCGAATTGGTCAAACACGCGGCACGCCTTGGACGGCGACATCGATGACGCGCCTGAAGATGTTGGGCGGCTACGAAGAGGCCGAACTGGTAGCGGCCCGAATCTCTGCATCAAAGATGGGCTTTTTCGTCAGCGAATCCGGCGAAGAGTTCCAAGCTGATGGCGAAGTCGCAGACGGCACGCTCCAGATGGATGTGCAGCCGGGCCAGTTTTCGCAACTGCCCGCAGGCGTCGACTTCAAAAGTTACGACCCGCAACACCCATCGACTGCGTTCCGCGACTTTGAAAAGGCGATGCTTCGCGGTATCGCATCGGGCTTGGGCGTCAGCTACACATCGCTAGCCAATGACCTAGAGGCCGTCAGTTATTCAAGCATCCGGCAAGGCTTGCTAGAAGAGCGTGATCAATGGCGAATGATGCAGCATTGGTTGGTCGATCACTTTTGCCAACCCGTCTATGAGCGATGGTTGCGTCAGGCTTTAGATAGTGGCGCAGTTGCGCTACCGGCCAACAAATACGCAAAATTCTCCACAACAATGTGGGTGCCGCGTGGCTGGCAATGGGTCGACCCGCGCAATGAAGCTGAAGCGCAGATCCTAGCGATCAACAATGGCTTAATGACGAAGACTCAAGCACTGGCCGAACGCGGCTTGGATCTTGAGGATGTGTTGCTTGAGCAACAGTCAGAGCTTGAACTAAGCGACAAGATCGCGCCGGAAAGCACCGGCACCATTGCCAGCGATGCGGATCAAGCGTTCACGGGCGTTCAGATCACGGCAATGATCGACGTCTTGTCGAAGGTCAAAGATGGCACCCTGCCGAAAGACAGCGCGGTACAGATCTTGATTCAGTCATTCCCGATCACGTTCGACGATGCGAAGAAGATGGTCGATCCCATCCAGCCCGCCGAAGTGACTCAGCAGCAACAGGGGGTCGCCAATGGCGGGAACGCATAATTTCGTTTGTGAGCAAGGCGCAACCTTCAGCCGCGAAATCACTTGGCTGGATTCATCCGGTTCGCCCGTTAACAATTCGGGCTATACCGCAAGAATGCAGGTGCGTGCCACGGCATCGTCAGCGTCTACGCTTTTGAGCCTGACATCATCTGGCGGTGATATTGTCTTAGGCGGCGCGGATGGCACTATCACGATTACCGTATCCGCAACCGCAACCGCAGCCGTTGCGGCTGGCTGCTATGTTTACGATTTAGAGATGGAGCAAAGCGGCACGGTCTATCGGCTTTTGCAAGGCGACTTCACCGTTGACGCAGAGGTCACAAGGTGACAACAGTTGTCGTGCAGGAAAGCTCACAGTCTGTCGTTGTTAATGAAACAGCGCAGAATGTTGTAGTTGAAGCCATCTTGCAGAATGTCGTAGTTGAAGAAACCGACACGACGATTGTGGTGCGCGCACCCGGCCCACAAGGATTTAACGGTTCCGGCACAGTCGAAAGCATTGACGTATCGGGCGGCACTACGGGCCTTACCACTAGCGGCGGCCCTGTTACAACGACCGGAACTATCACACTGGGTGGCACACTTGCGGTCACCAATGGCGGCACAGGCGCGACCACGGCAACCAATGCCCGCGCAAACTTAGTCGCCGCAAAGTCTGGAGCGAATACCGACATCACATCTTTGGCGGGCATCACCGGCGCAATCTCTGAGGTCGATTCCATCCAGTTCGACATCGACGCAGGCATCACGCCTACCGGAGGCCAGATTGCGTGGAATCAGGATTATTCGACCGTTGATATCGGAATGAACGGCGGGTCGGTCAACCAGTTCGTCGGATTTCATAGTTACTATCGGATTAAGGCTTCAGCCGCGATTACGAAAGGCCAGCTTGTGATGTATACAGGCGCGGTCGGCGCATCAGGCGTATTGACCGGCGCACCGGCCTCCGGCCTGAGTGACGGCCTTGTGGTTATGGGCGTGGCTGCCGCCAACATTGCTGA